AGGAAGTCACCGAGAGCGATAAAAACCGCCTCGTTTGTGATGTTTGGAGATGTCATTGCTGTACCACAATCACATGACACCAGTTATCCCAAGTTTCAGCGGCATGTACCACTTTCCACTCTGTGGGCTCGATGTCTTGGAATTCACGGAAGGTCAGGATGTCGCCGCCCCTGATTTGACGGAAGGAAACGCCCATCGCATTCTGGGAGAGATAGACAGACCGCATCACGCCTGACAGGTTCATGTCATTGGCATGGCGGAGCTGTTCATCAGACAATGCCTGCACGTTCCCCATGCACTCGATTTCCTCGAAAGTCGGAACCTGCTGATAGTTGACAATCTGCCATCCTGTTGAGCGTTTCCATGTAATGGTTTGATCAGGGTTGATGCGTTGGATATGCCTGTTTGCGATATTCCTAAGATTCATCGTTTACTTTGTAAGTAACGGTTGCAATCATGTAGCCAGTATCGTTAAGCGGTTGATCAGATGCTTTCCCTTTGCGGTTGTTCCTGATCATGACGGTTGCAGTGGACAGCGGCGGTGTCCTGACTTTTGAGATGGATTCCTGCAAATCCCCTGCAACCATTCCGCCTATCATTTCCGTCATCTGCCCTGCGGAAACGTTCCCTTCCAGAACTGCCTGCACACCGTTTCCCATTTCCTGTTTCCACTTGCCACGGTTTTCATCACAGCAAGGACGGAGAAATGGACGGGGCGGAACGTTTATCTGTTTGGTGTCTTTCCTGAGATGGATACCCTGTGCGGCAAACCAGCCACGCATCTTTTTGGTGACCTTGGCGGTATGCCCGTACTCATTCCAGAGGGCAACCTGTGCAACGGGTGTTTTCCCGTCATAGGTTGCCTCTTTGAACCAACCGACTTTGATATGCCTGTTGCCGATTTCCTTCAGCTTCTTGGCAACATCGTCAAGACTCACCATGTCCCCCCAACATCACGGAAAGCCAATGTTTCAGGCTTCCCACCGACATACAGACCGCCTGCTGTCAGTGATTTCAGCATTGCAAGGAACTGGATGCCGTAGGGCGATTGATTCCAGTAATATGTCCATTCCGTATCGGTTTTAGGTGTCGCATACGAAACGGAAACAGAGCCTTGATGGGCAGAAGCGACAACGCCCCCGCCGGATGAACTGCCACCGCCGCCGGAATTGTCACCATAGGTCAGATAGACGACATGGGCAGTCGCATAATTCAGCAGGGCTTGGAGCTTGTCGCCGGAGACAAGGCAATTGTCAACGTCCCCGACAAACACCGTAGCAACCAGCCACGCTGATTCAACCTGCGGCTGAGTCGCATTCAAATCAGGGAAAAGTTCGCTCCACTGTGAGTAATCAAGGACGTGCTGTGCCATCATTCAGCCTCTTTGTTGGTGACAGGTTTGCGGCGGGATTTTTTATAATCCGCTGGATTGAGCTGTCTGGACTTGTCTGCGGTTTCCATATTGGACGCAACCGCTTCTGCCTCTTTCTTGGAAGTCTCGACTTTGATAAAGCCGTTCTTTTCATGCAGGGCAAAAAGCGGGCAGCGTTTCAACAGAGCCATCTGGTTCTGGTCAACAACCGTCAGGACACCCAGAGGCGTAATCAGGTTTTTATTGATTCGCCCATGACCGCCTGCAACTTCGACAGTACCGACAGGGACAGGAATGCCAGCCGGGTTGGTTTCATAGACCGTATAGGCTTGGTCATTCGTAAGGGTGCTGTAAACGTAGTAATTCTTCATAGTCTTTTTGTCGCCATAAAAAAAGGGAGAGCCTAAGCCCTCCCTTCTGTTGGAAAGATAATGATTAGATTCCGCTTACACGGACAATCGCCCAAGGACGTTTCACCATCACGCCTGCGGTGGCATTGGAGTAGTCTTCCTCAAAGCCCTTGACCATCTGCATTGCGCCGATGGTGATGAACTTCGCTGGAACGAGCTGTTCAATGACAGCACCGTTATCGGTGGAGTCAGCACCATAAGAATCCGCAAACAGATAAGCCGCATTTGCACCGCCATTGGCAGCGTCCAATTCAGGCGCAGATTCAATGCGCATGGATGGATATGCTTTCTTGATGATGTCGCTGACTGGAATGCCAGTGTAGTTGTACGGGGTATCCAGATAGGTACGGACAGCGTTCGCAACGACTAAAGTAGTTGGAACCGATGCCGCATCAATCAAGCCCTTGGAGTTGGTACGCAAGGTGGATACCATCGTCTGGATGTCCTGGAAGATTTCCTGAGCGGTCTTGGATGCCCAAGTTGTCTGACTGCCTGCACCTGCGGCAACGGTGGTATATGCTGGCAGGGATGGGTCATTCAGGAAACCATAGGTGTTACCAAGACCGGAATTGTAGCCATAGAATGCAATCTTGTTTCGTTCAATGTCCAGAGCCAGAGCGGCGGCGGAGCGTTTCTGAGCCAGTGAATTCAGATTGACTTCAGAAGCACGGGCTTCTTCCAGCTTGCCGACACGCAGACCTTCTTCAAAGCGTACGATGGTACGTTTTTCAAAGTTCAGATTCCAGCTGGAGCGTGGGATGTTGGTATCGTCAAAGTAAGGAGATGCAACCCCGGTAGGCTCAACAATACCCTGTACGACTTCTTCATCATGCCAGTTGCCGATGGTGGTCATGCCCATGATTTCATCAGCTTTGCGAACCTGAGTCATCACGGAGACAAAGCCCGGCAGCCAAGACTGCAGGAACTGGACAGGAGTCGGGATGGATGGGTTGGTTGTCAGACCGGGAACCGCATCCATAGCGAAGCCGGAATATTCCTTGGCAAATTTAGGCGTAATCTGGATGCCGACCTTTTTGAGGGCTTCCACATCATCCATGGTATTGATGGCGTAGCCATCGAGCGGTTTAGCCTTACGACCGCTCACAGAAAAGAGAACTTTAGACTGTTTCATGTATTCCCCCTTTAGTCAGTCAGTTCGATGATAGCCAAACCTGCGGCGGTCACGTTCATACGGACAACCTTGGAATTTGGGATTTCAACGGAACCTGAAACGGTGGATCCGGATGCGGCGGCGGACAGGGTTCCGTCAGTGGTTGAATAAAAGACCGCATTGCCGATGGCGGCAGTGCCAGTCAATGCGACAACAATGCCGGATGCCATGGTGGTAGCCTGTACAGGCACGTTGTTAGGCAGCACATTGGATGCGCCGATACCTTCTTTTGCATACTGTTTTGCATTGGTCAGGATGCCAGCGAATGCGCCGGAGCCACCGACAACAGCTTCACCGTCATTGTTTGCGACATGGGTACATGCACGCCCGATGACATTGTTGGCAGCGGTGGTGGTTTTCAGGATGACGGGCTGGGAGCGGACTGCGCCGGAAAGCACAATATCACCAACAACCCCGATAGCAAGGCTGTTGCCTCGCACTGCGGATGGAAATGCCATAATCAAAATTCCTTTTTTACTTGTAAAAATCAGTGATGAACTTGTCGCCAGAAGAAACGGCCGGCTTTGCGGTGACGACTTCTGCTGGCTTGCGGTCATGCAGCCATGCGTCCATTGCGATAACCGCAGTTTCTGCATTAACGTCAAGACCGACCTTGTCTGCACCATAAAGGGCGACATCAGTCAGGGTCATTTCATCGCACGCAAAAGAGCCGATATGCTGGGAAAGAGCCTTAGCCATGGCATCACGGCGGGCAATCATCTTGATGATGTCTGCCTCATCCATTGCCTTTTTAGCCCCTTCGGATTCATGTTCAGAATCCAGTTTCTTAGGCTCTTTCTTTTCGACCTTTTCGCCGTACTTGACACCCTCTGCAAACGCCTTGCGGGTAGCATTGTCCTTTACATCCAGACCGCAGTCTTTCATGCAGGATTCAAGGCTTTCATCAAGCTCGACTAACTCTTCCTTGACTTCTTCGGCGGGTGCTTCTTCATCTTTGGCTTTCTTCAGCTTCTCATCGATGGCAATCAGCATCGCCTTCATTTCGTCAAGGTTTTCGTCCATGGTTGGTTTGGTTTCTTCCATTGGATTTTCCTTGATTTCAATCGGCAGGCTGTCCATAACACTCACATCAGCACCCGACCTGCCTTCATCGACAAGTGCAATGTGATTTCCCCGGATTGCCCGCTGGATATAGTCGTACTTCTTCCCATCGAACGTTCCGGATGATTTCTCATACTTGCAACGGTATCCGGCTGATAAATCCACCTTCCCGCTGTCAATCGCCTCTTTGATGTTCTCCCCGTAGATTTTCAGGTTGCCCTTGAGATACGGGTACTCGAAATAGACCTCATCGCCTACAGCTCCCTGCACGCCCTTCTGTTCAGCAGGGGTAAATCCTTCGCCCAGCATCTCATGGTTGTTGATGAACGGAAGCAGTCGGAAGCTCTTGATGGTTTCCTCATTGTCCAGTTCTTCCGCCGGACGGTAGACTTGATAAATCTTTCCTTTGTCAGGTGCGCCAATCTGTGCACCTAGGTACGGGAAAACACCGACTTTGGTCAATGGATTGCCCTTTATTTCAATAAAGCCGTTCCCGTCTTTCTTGCGGTGGGATGCCGCATCAAAAGAAATAGCCTCAATCAAGAGGCTATCTTGTTTTTCTGTCATGGCTTTTCTCCATGAAAAAAGCCACCGCATGGGTGGCTATTGTTTCGGTTGTTTTTTCAATCCCCAATCCAAAACAGGCTTGTAGATACACCTACAGAACGGCTGGAACCCCGGCCATGTCGGTGCGTCTGTACGCCCGTCAAAATGCCCTATCGGTGCGCCGTCTTTCAGCGAAAACTCTTTGCCTGAAAATTCCTGATGCTCTTTCCTGGGATGTACCGTCCCACCCGTATGCACCCAGATGCCTTTCTGTACACCTGCGGCTTTCAGCCTCTCCCTGCTCAATGTCTGGAACGCCTTTCTGGTTTGATCCATAGCGACGTTTTCAGCCCTGTGCAGTGCTACATCCCTGCACTTTTCCACTATTTCCTTCAACCGCTGGAAATTGCTCTCCCCGGTTGTGATGGTACGCATCAAATCGCCTGAAATGCGGTTGATATAGTTGTCGTAAATGTTCCTGATGAGGCTTGCATTCTCTTCAAGGATTGCCCTGATTACTTCTTGCATTCCTTTAGGCAGGTCAGGCGGGTCTATCTCAAAGTCTTTGAAGATTGTCCTAATCATCGCCCGTGTTTCCCTGCGTGTACGGAAAAGCATCACTTCTGCACCTTTGAAAGCACGGTTGAAAAACCGGGCAATGGTCAGCTTCTTAAGGTACTCAATCAGCTTGTTTAGCTGTGTGGCAATGTTCGCATCCTGTGCAAAGTATTCCTTTGCCAGCGGCTGATTGTAGAAACGGAAGATTTCCTTTTCGAATGTATCGCTCAATTCCTGCACAGCAGACCGCATTACTTTCCTGTAGTCACGGATTAGAGGGAACGGCGTATCAATCGCTTTCCCGACTGTTTCCGGCTTCTGTGTCAGGTTTTTCTTCCGTAGTGATATTTTCGACTTCATCCGGGTCTAATGCCTCAAAGCCTGAATCCTCATCCTTGACCAATGCTTCTGCAATTTCCTGCGCTGTGATGGCTCCAGTGCCTTGCAGGGTTGCATAGGTGTCAGCCTTGATTTTCTGGATGTCAGCCCGCTCTTTCTCAGTCGGAACGTCCAGCGGATTGAAAACAACCTTCGGATTCAGCTTCATCTTGAATTCAGGCTCTATGAACGCTTTCATCATAAGCTTGTAGTGCCTGTCCAGAAGCGGTTTCAGGTCGTTTTCCTGCAAGCCTGCCAGCATTTCATGGTAAACCTTAAGTTCATGCTCACCTGTGCTGTTGAATCCTTTAGGAGACGTTCCCAACAGCCTAGTTGCTGGAACATTGGCAACCGCAGAAACAAGCTGGTACTGCGTCATGGTCAGGTTATCCAAGTCAGCAAGGGATGTTTCATGCTGTTGGTAGTCTTCCTCTTCGCCTATCAACAACGTTCCGTAGTTGTCCCTGAATTGCGACTGGATTTCCTTCATGCGGACAAACTTCTGCGGGTCAGCAACCATCTTGCTGATATCCGTTTTCATCACGTTCATACGCTTTGTCATGGTGAGCTGCGGAGCTTCATCCGCCGTACGCTCCGCCGCATATGCCCGCTCGTATATCTGCTGGACTAAAGACGCACCCCCATACAGATACGCTGGTTTCAGGATGTCAGGCACTTCTGCATGACGCACAATGACAAAATGCGAGCGGTGATACCGTTTCCCGCCAATGACGTAGTAGGACGGTTCGTAAAAATGAACCGATGCCGGGTCAGCAACGTCTTCTGTTGTCAGCTCTGGAACCGCCCAATATGGGTCTATCTGTGCAATGCCCTCATAGGCGTATGGTCTGACACCGTCCAGATTGAAAGGCTTTTCATAGTAGCTTTCATCATCTGACTTGACCTTGAATAAGGCAAGCCTAACGCCATAGACACGTTTGAACTGGATAAGCTCACGGCATGACTGGACGATTTTCCGTGACTTATCGAACTTATCAATGAATTTCAGGATTTTTTCATCATCAAAGTCCTTTTCATCTGGAAAGGTGACCTTCCAGCCGTTCTTTACCGCATCTTCTGCGGGTGCTGTACACGCCTTGGAGACAAGCCACTGCTGTGCAATCAAGGCGCATGTCTGATAGCCGATAAAGCCCTGCCCAGCGTACCAGCCAAGGATTGTGTTGGGGACGTTGTTTGCAGAAAGACGGAATGCCGCTTTCAGGTCAGAACCGACATCCCCGCTGTCCATTGCGTAGGATGGTGTCTTGATGGTCGCCTGTGCCATTTCCAGCCCGTTCTGTATGGGCATATGGGTTGTCATTTCAACCATAGGCACACGCTTAGGCTGCGGCTTTTCTTCTTCTGGCTGTGTGCCACGTACCCAGTCAAAAAATGTCATACCAGCCTTTTCCTTTGTGTTTGATATACCCGTTCAGGCTATACCTGACAGCGTCCCAAATGTGGTTATTTGCGTCTTCTACAACGGGTAGAATCTCGTTTGTCGTCTTGTCTGTCTTGTAACGGTAGAGCCGTGCCTCTTCTGCGGCATGCTTACACCGCTCATGGATAACAATCTTGTCGAATCCTCTCAGGTGGGCAATGCCATCCTCAACAGAGCCTTTCCACTTGTCCGCCCCGGCAATCCTGAATCCGCCCTGCTTTTTCAGATAAGAGATGGTTTCAGGTCGGGCATTGTCTGCCCATATCTGCCATTTCCGGCTTTCAGGAACGGAATCATAAAAGGCTGGAAGCTCGTTTATCTCAATCCCTACGCCATAGGCTTCATGGTCGATATACAGCTTGTTATCCAAGATGAAGCATCTAACCAGCGTTGACGGGTCATTTGCGAAGCCAAAGTCAGCCCCGAAATGAAGCCGTTCCGCTTTCTCCCACAAATCATCAGGGAAACTCTCGACTGTGTAATGACCTTTGAAAATTACCGCATCGGTGATGGTCAGCGGCTTGCCTAACCAGACATGCTCATAAGCAGCAAAGTCTTTCTGCTTCAGCCATTCCATTTCCTGACGCAACACATCAGGGAAATACGGATTGTCGTAATAGTTGACCTCGACGCTGATACAGTCAGGCGGCGGATTCTCAATGAAACGCTGATATGTCGGGCTGGTTTCTTCCAGCGGATTCCACGTCAGCCAGATTTCAGAGCCTTCTTTTCGGATTGTAGGGATCAGGATAGACCATGAATTTTCGGAAACGGTCTGTGCTTCCTCAATCCAGCAAAGGTCTATCCCCTCTGTTGACTTGATGCCCTGCGGGTCAAAGCGGAGACCTTTAAAGATGAATTCCGAGCCGTTCAATCCACGGATTGCAGATTGTGTGACCTCAAACCACGGGGACAGCCCCATGATTTCAATCTGGTCAGCTATCAGCTTATGGACTGAATCCCTGATTGTGTTCTGTATCTCACGGCAACAGAGAATCCGTTTCTTGTTTTCGTATGCTTGGAGAACCAATGCACGGGCAACATTTACCGACTTGCCAGAGCCACGCCCACCGTGAAAGTCTTTGTACCGTGATGGCTTGAAAAGAGGCTCGAACTTTCCCGGGAACTTAATCCGCATCCTTGATGAACTCAACGGTTATGGCAGGCGGTTGTAACGGTGTACCGCCCTTGCCTGTCATTTCGATTGTGGAAACAGGCTTGCCATAGCAGATGTCATGAAGCAGTGAAGCCGCTCTTGTATCGCCTTCAATCGCCTTTTCAAAAAGCGATACAGCTACCTTTTCAGAGCCAGAAGCCCCATCCCTGTCTTCTTTTTCAAGCAGGATAAGCAGGGCTTCCCTCAACGTCTTTTTCTGTCGCCTTGACTTTCCAGACGCAATCCCGCCTCTGCGCCCCTTTTCCTTCGCTTCTGCTTCGGTTCGCACGGGGATAAGGTCTTCTTTTGCCATAATGTCGCCATGAAAAAGAACCCCGCCTGAGCGGGGGTAAAGATAACTAACCAAATGAAGGATAGCCCCTAGTAAAAAAACTCGAAAACTCCCGGGGCTTAATGGTATTCCATCAGGATGCGGATGGGTGCCATCAGTTTTAAGAGGTGACCGCAGTCAAGAAGATGGGAAATCAATAGAAAGTAGGGAGAACCGACTGCGGTCTGGGGAAAACAAAAAAGCCCTGAAAACGTCTGTTTCCAAGGCTTCACGTCTCTTAGGGGCATTAACCCACTTTAGAAATTACCACCTATTTTTGCAGTCTTTTCTGAAATTGTCAAATATTTTTAGATTTTTTTCGACATCATATGGTTTATAGGACAACATAGGGCTGGAATTTCAAAAAGGAAAGACCAGAGATGCTGCAACATCTCTGGTCCGTGTTGAGGTTCTGGTATTCGCAACCGAGCGTTACCCAACATCTATAGAATACACAAATCTTACATATAAGTAAACCTAAAATCCAACAGTCGGTTGCCCCTTCATATCAGATAAATGAAATTCTCTGAACGAGTCCGCTCCAAGGTGCGCTGTTATGGCTTCTTTCAATCCCGGCAAAGAAAGGAACTGTCCGCGACAACGGTACTTCCCTTGAAGATGAAACCTGTATTCGCTGACCATATTGAACCAGTCTTTTTTTCTAATGCTGTTCCCCTTTCTTCTTACGACGGTCGTCCAAGGAAAACCTTTTTCTATTTTTTCAATTTGTTTCTGTCTCATTTCTCAATTCTCTATCTCAGGCGATTCTTTTTTTGTAGAGAAAAAAGGAATGCCTTTGACATCATGTCGATAGATATTCCTGGCTTTCATCATTTCAGGTGCATTCTGGTAATGCTCAACACCACACCAACCATCAACTTCTGAAACTGCACATTGCCTTTCTTTCGCCATTCTTGCGCCATATGCAAAACGTTTCTTTTCATCCCATGATAGTTTTTGACCGCATCGCATACAATGGTTGGTACTTAATCGGTACAGTGAACCGTGGCGTCAGCAACCAGCGGGCATCCTGGAGATTCCTGACATTCACATCCTCATCAGTCTGAATATAAGGCTCGACCTCTCCCATATCCTTGCTATCGAAATAGATGTGTAATTTTCCTTCCGGCTTCTTATCTGGACATACCATTACTCGCCCTCCAGCGGCTTTTCATTCAATCGGTCTTTCAACGCATTCAGGTATCTCAATCGGTCAGCAAGCCCTTCAAAATCTCCGTTCATCTTGATGGTAACGTCATGCTTCAAATCGTCTGACTGCAGTTCCATCAGCGGTGTAATCTTCCAAGGCCCATTATCAAGAATCATTCTTCCTCTCCCACAATCCCAGCTTTCCGCAGTTCCTTATCAATCGCCTC